TTGTTTAGCTTAGCTTTTTCCAAAAGATCAGTAAATTTATGAATCACAACAAATTTGTTTTCTGACCAGTCGATCGACTTCATTTTTAAGTCGGTTAACTGCTGCATGTCAAGTTTTCTCCACTCATTTATCAGGTAGGGTCCATGTGAATAAAAAGATTCGTCGGCCTCGGTTCCCTTTTGCTGTTCTTCTTTTCTTTTTTGGCGAAATCTGGCACCCATGCCTATAGTCGGCAAGTAGAAACGAAGAGTCTCTCCTAATTTTTCAGATGGAACGACGAAACATTTTTCCTCCGGCGAATACCATTTCATCAGCTCTTGTGGATATTTGAATCCTATCAGGTTTTTGCTGGTAACCTGAGTTTGATTAACATGGCCACACTGGGCGTTTTCACATTTAATATATGCCCATAACTTGTTTTCCTGATTAGGAAAAGTGAGCTCATATATCCTAAATAAGATATGATAGCGGTCTATCTCTAAAAAATCATTAAAATTAAGGGGCATCGCTACTCCTCGTACTTTAAATTTGGTGCAGGAGTTTAGGATGAAATTGATCTTTTCACGAACTTCGATCGGATCGGTCTCATCGATAGTAGACCAATGTCGTATCTCTTTGGTTTTTGCTGAGCGCAAGAGGAGTTCAGCTCCCTCTGGATAAAATAGACCTTCGGACGGAAGAGTTCTAAGATCTAGCATTTTCCAAGGAGATTCACTAGCCGCTGAGACCTCTTCTAGCTGTAGGTGGCTCTGTGCCTTACCTAAACTCGTTACCTTTACCTGCTCCTTTTTTTCTTCTTCAAAGTTATTGACCCCAAATTCTCGATCCTGGTCGTCGAGGAACCGTCGAGCGGCTTCTGGATCTATGTTGTTTGCCATATATGTCTAACTATTTTCTAATATTATATAAGCAAAAAAGCAACTGGTTCTTGGGCCAGTTGCTTTACTAGTAAAACAATAGTATTTTGTTAAGAATTAATGAATTGTGAAAATGTTAAAGCTCTAAAGGATTCATATATACGCTCGATCGATTCTGGATATATTTCCTGGATTTCTAGGGTCTTGGGATCCTTGATCCAGATACGAATAGTGCTGTCCCCATAACTGGGAGAGATCTTATGGATCTTACCAAAGGTAAGACGACCTCCTTCTTTTTCTAACTGTGAATTAACGGCAATACCTCTTACCCTGTCGCCTGGTTTAAAATAGTGACGAATTTTATTTACGCTAGTATCAAAATCGCTAAACCCAGGATCACCCTTGACTGACATGTCAGTAAGAGGAGTGGATCGGATCGAGATTCCTGGAGTAAACTTGCTTCGTGCTACGGTAAAGTTAAAGTCACCTTTGGTACCATAAAAGGGCAAGCCCCTGGTAAAGTCTCCTCTGGAGACCATTGGTGAAATGCTATTTTCGTTGAGCTCTTCCATTACCAGTTGAACGGCATCACCTTCTTTTTGTGACCAACTATCGTGTAGGTTTCTTCCTCTACCGAAACTCCATTTGAGTCGCAAAATTCAAATTTTTTAAGGTATATCTCAAATAACTTCAAATTTTTCAAGTAGGTTATATCATATAGCGGAACTAAATTGTCATCAATATTTTCGATTCCCCATATCTTCATATGGGTTGCACTAACCGAACTAGCATCGACAAACTCTATTTTGAATATTGGTCCTTTTGCATAGCCCCATTGCTTAGTCTCACCAATTTGATAATAACCCAAGCTAGTCGGCATTCCAGAAGGTCGTCTTTTATCAGTACTAATGAAAGTCGGCTCATAGTTTGTGCCGGCAGTTAGTGTAATTATTTCTATTGCGCTATTCAGCATGGTATTTTATTTTTTTAGATAGCCTTTCCATACAGGATCAGAGCAGAAACTCTGATACTATAGAGTAGGTTTGGATTAACTACCTTTATCTTATTTATTAGGTCAGACGCCTTATTTGATTTAGGGTTAGTAAAGATCGTGAAGAAATCATACAGCGGATATTGCACTGGAGTCAAGGTCTCGGCATCTTCGATCTCTAATTTGACTCCTTTGTCAACGAGTTGTATCTCTTCTCCATTAGTATCATTCATTGGATAGATGATGCGCAGCATTATTCCGCGAGCATAAAGCTTTTCGCTCTCCAGGACTGAGTTTGGTGAAAACGCGCCTAGTGCATTATCAAATAGTGTGATCTCTCCGCCGTCCACTGCTACATTCATGCCCATGCACTGATAGCCGTCTACTGGAAATGCAAAATCCTTGATGCAAAATTCTCCATGGGTTTCTTTTCCATCGACCACTCTAAAACAGCGATCGTCGAATATCTGCAAGATAGGCTGATCTTCATAACCGCCGCAGCAGGTACATATTTCATTTAGGTTGATCATTTTCTCTTGATTATTTTTTGCATTTTATAACTCATCTCGTTTGCTTTTTTTACAGGAGGAGCTGACGTGACTGGTTCAGGGTCGACTGATTCAGTGGAAACTTCAATATTTACTGGAGGATCTGATTCTTCTGCTTGGACACTAGTCTCAGGCTCCAGCTGTTCTTCTTCCATTACTTGCTCTTCTGTCTCAATCGCTACCTCACTATTATCTATCTCACCGTATTTAATGAAAAAATGCAAGCAAGTTAATGAAATAAGAGGAAGCAGCCCTCCTTCTAAGAGTGCTAACCATCTTCTCTGTGCAATAGTGTCTGAAAGGTCACTGCCCATTGCCTCAAGCAAAGGAGCAGTAAGTTCAGACCAGTCCTTGAATGCTTTAGCAGTAGTGTCTATTTCAGAATAACTATAAAAGATATTGCCTATAAACTGGATAAGGGTAACAATTACAAACACGAACCATACCGAGAAACCTTTTACTTTTACTGAGGAGGCAGCAATTGCCGACATGGCAGCAATTTCGACCGCAATTGAGAGATAAATCGCCCAGCTAATCGGGTTAGCGATATCATACCAGCTAACCACATGGGAAATAGAGATGGCAGCAACAGAAAAAATAGGGATTAGGAAAGCCGTTCTAATGATTGCTTTCTTGTTCCTAGAGATCCAATTAGTCATTTGCCTCGATCTTATTTTTTATTTCAGAGAGACTGGTTTTGCCCTTGTCCACGTCATCCTCATAGATCAAGTAATCGAACATGGTACGCTCCATCTCGTCTCTGACCTCTTTTGCGCTGGCCATTTGGGCTACAGTTCTCTCCAAAGAATCGATCTTTTTTTCTAATTTAATCGCATGGTCGCTACATTTTCTATCAAGGGTGGCGATTTTATTATTGGTGCAGCCCTTTGACAAAAAGAGCAGAGCAAACACGACTGTCGAGACTTTCCAAATGTTTTCTTTTAATAGAGAAACTAGGTTTTTCATGATTGTCAATTTTTATTATTTATTTAAGATTAGCTATTATAGCGAGCAAGGAGCAATACTCCTGTTACAATGATTACCAGCAGAGAGCCAAAATAGCAGAGCGAATAGATCATTTTTTTCTTACGATACTTTTTAAAATTATAGGATATCTGCAAGACATAACCGTAAAAATCTGCATCTTGAGCACGGTCATACTCTACTTTAATATAGTCGATGATTCCCTCTTTTGTAAGAAAATCATTGTACTTATTCATTTTTTCTGAGATCATCTTTAACTCTACAGAGGTCTGTGAAGTCTCAGAATAGAGCAATAGTTCCGGATTAAGATTGATGCCTAGATATAAGTTTGCGTCCTGGTCGATAGACAGGCCAATCTCCTCTAATTTGCCGTTTGCATAGAGTTCACGCACTATTTCTTTGTACTTTGAAAAGTTAACAAGATCCTCCATGCAGTCAGAAAGAGAACGATAAACTTTTACTGGTTTTAAGTAGTCGAAAATAATATTAATTGCTGTATTTTTTCTTCAAGCTGTGGGTTCTTTTTTATCACCGCTTCACGAATATCAAGTCGTATTTTTCTTAACTTGGTTTTGACGGTATTTTCGTTCATCTCGTATTTGACGGCGATCTGCTTTACCTTTTTGTTTTTTAGCATCTTATCGATGGCAATATTTTTCATCATTTCGTCGTCTAGATTCAGGATCTCGTCGACTGTTTTTGCGTAGAGTTCCTCAAATTCCAGGTGATGGGCTAGGGTGCCTTCAAACTCATCAGGGCGGTCGATCTTTGAATAGAGGTCGTCAATGTCATAACGGTCGTTCTGCTTTTTCTTGTAGAGATAGTAGAGCGTCTCGTTTCTGGCAATAGTGTAGATCCAGGTGGTAAACCTGCCCTTTTCAAAATTGAACTGTGCCACATTTTTGAAAATACGCTTGAGACTCCACTGCAGTGCCTCCTCAGTATCGATATCGTTCTTGCAGAACTTCCAAATGTAAAATCTCAGTTTCGGGTAAATTAGGGTTGCCAGTTCATTTCTTTCTGGCTCGGTGATCCTGCTGGTGAGCAGTTTCTCAGATATTTCTTGTATTCTTGAATTGATTTTGCTATTGATTTCATCGTAGCTCATATTAGTTTTTAGATTTCTTTTTTGATTTTAACACTGCGATTATATCAACGCAAAGCTGACACTTCTCATATTCCTCTAACCCAACGTAAAACTCGATGGCATTCTCTAAACTACTAATAAACCTTTCCCTGGCCAAATTAATAGAGTAGTCCACGCCATTGATCTCGATATTGATGACCTTTACCTCTAAGCAGTTTGGATCACTATATGCATCTTTTATCTTTTCTAGGACGCTATCATAAATGATGGCCTTGTTCTTATTAAACACCTCGTCTAAGGTGATGTCTCCATTAAATTTGAGTGACTTCATATTTTGCATACTTTTAGCTGATACTATTATACTAAAAAAGAATTAAGTTTTAAAAAATCTGTTTTTTATTTTTTGCATGTACTCCAGAGACTCGGCATCAAATACGTTGGGCTGCACTACTGACTCTCCAGTTTCGGATTTGGGCGGAGTATTCATCCTCCTCAACTCATCAAAATTGTAGAGACTGCGATTTCCATTATCCCGATAGACATTGAATATTTTTTCCTCGATCTCTTTACGATATGCCTCTGGTGCGTTCTCATAGGTGTCCACTCCCTGGTCCCAAAATTGGGTCGAGTCAAAATAGGGCACTAGATTTACCGAAGACATTGCCAAGTCATCGTTTCCGCTCTGGCTGCGATAGAATCCTCCTCGGGTCTTACCAAAAGACATGAGCTCCATGAAAGTATGATAGTCATTTGGAATAATCTTATTGATAGTCACCATGTACTTAAAACGCTCACAGTATTTTAGCTTATTTGTCGGCCCCAGTCTTAATCCCAACTTGGTATTGACCGCCATTTCAGTATGTTTACTGTGCACAAATTGACCAGTCCAGTAGGCAGAGTTGTCTGCAAATCTGCTATGCACGATTTCGCCCTTGTGATTCATCTCCAACACGATCCTAACCCGATCTGGATTGAAGATCTTATAGGTAATAAACTCTGCGGCCGCTGAAAACTGGTTTATGTCTAGCTCGTTAGATCTAAAAACTCCTACTTGTACTAGCGAAATTGCGTCCAATTCATTACGTACTGCATCTTTTTTCTTTAGCAATTCCTGTACAGGCATGGCTGCCACTTTATAAATGTTCAATACTGAGTAGTCTCCTCCCACCCCATCTGCAGTGTCTATCGTAAACACGTAATTTGAGGTATCGTTTTTAAAATCATCAATCTGCCTCTTTGCTAATTTTGGGTGCAGAAAAAAGTAGTCATTGATGTATGCACGATCTTCAGTCAGGTAGAAGGAGGTACGCTCATATTCTTTCTTTATTAGGTCAAGTCGACGTAGCTCATTAGCTCCAAGCAGGAGCTCATCTGATGAAAAGAACTGCAGGCCATACTCCTGGTTAAAATCCTCTACCGATCCAATATCCGCAGTTGCCTGTTCTCGCCAACGGTCATCTCTACCCTTTACTTGCCACCAGTCAACCCTAAGCGGCACATAACTGCTCTTGCCAGAGATAGCATCCATCCAAATATCGTAAAACTTGTTTTTGCCGTTTGGGGTCGAGGTAATTATCGACTTTGAATTTGGGTCAGCGGTGATAGTAGGAAATATTGCTCGATAAAACTCGTCTAGCTTTGCCTGGTCAATGTGCGCAAACTCGTCGATGTATAAAAGGTTCACAGTAAGACCGATACCTGATTTTTTGGTAGTGGTTCGCCCTACCACACGGCTGTCATTGTCAAACTTAACATTACCTGAATTAATATGCTTGATACCGGGTTTCATGAAAAACGGTAGATTATCCATCGTAATCCTAAACTTGTCCAAAAGTTCTCGAGTGGTAGTAAAGTTATCAGCTACAACCAACGCAGTCTTTTCTGCATGAAACAGGAGAAACCAGAGGATGAAGATGGCAGAGGTCACCGATTTTCCCGTCTGACGACTTGCCATTAAGATATTCATCTTATTGTTTTTAAAGGCCAGTAAGATCTGCTCTTGGAAATCTCGCAAGCCTTCCCAGTCTCGTATAAGCTTTACGCCATCGCAAGTTTGGATATGACAATAATTATAGGCAAAGTAGATAATATCTTCTTTACAGGTTTTTAATTCATTCCATTCCTCTGGAGTATACTCGAATGGCAGGCTGGCTCGTTTAAGATTAACATCGTTATCTTTAAAAGGCGAATTATGCAAGCCTTTTATATCTAAACCATTATCGATTTCCTCTAGGAGCTTGTTAATTCGGGCTGTTGTCCAGATCGATGCATTTATATTGTCATCGTCTGCCCCTATCTTCGAGACTCTACGAGACGTGAATGCACCGCTATTTGACATGATATCTTTCATGCAGTGCTAAATTAAATTATTTCTTCGATATCGAGAAAGTCCTCTCCTCCTTCCTCTTCTAGCTCAATATTGTTCTCCTTCATGAGATCTGATTTTTTGCTAGGATTGACTAGGTCGCCGGCTAACCGCTGCTCTTTCTTTTCTGAGCTTGAATTTGGCAGGCTTTTTATTGCATTTTTGGTTCCTACAGTAATAAAGAACTGACCTTCTTCTGGACTGGAATCCACTTTTGTCGGATCATCGTTTGCAGGTTTTTCTCGATTTAATTTCTGGTATGTTTCCTCTAGAAAGAGAAAATAGTTTGCCTGCATCTTGGTAATGGCGGCCATCTTGTCTTGTAGCTGGCCCATCACCTCAATAAGTCTAGGATGAGTGTTACCTGAGGTGATCTCCTCCATCACTTTGATTATTGTGATCTTTAAGGTCTTGAGCTGAAAGAACAGGTTAGAAATATTGATCGTGTCCAGCTCTTTCTTGTGTTTTGCATAATCGTTATCCTCAAAGATGCCAATATCGACAAAGTTCTTAAAAAGAGAATCGGTTATTTGCCGAGCTTTTTGGGTGAACTGTGTGCTCATCTGCTCAAAATCATATGGGCTCTCAGGTCTAGTCTCAGTAGCAATCTGCGAATCAATAACCAGGTCGTTTTGGTTTTCAGAACCTATTGAGCTAAGCAGCGACTGGATTTCGTCCTTTAGATGCCGCCTGCTGTCTTTGCTCATGGCGGGTTTTTTATCTGACATGTTAGTTTAGTTTGTCTTCGTACTTGTCCACTGCTGGATTTGCATGGATCTTAATCTGTTTGACCGCCTCTACCCATTCATACACAATGCTTTCCATCTTTGCTAAATATGTATCAAAAAACTCGCTTACGCCAAACATCTGTGAAGAGAGAGTTTTCTTCAATATTTGACCCTTGTAGTCAAAGCCAGTGTGCATTCTTTTTTCTCGTCTCCGATATATTGGACGAAATATGCTGTCTTTAATCATGCTTATATCTTGTTTTTAGGTCTAGGTACGATCGATTTGATTTGAATATTTACTGCACCCAACGAATCGGTTGAAATTCCTTCGGAATAGACGTTTCCATACCTGTCAGTAAAACCTCCTCTAATCAAGGGCAACTCGTTATTTTCTGTAATAATATCGTTAAATTCATCTACTCCTACATCCGTAGCATTGGGATTGGAGATTTTTTGTGTTTCGTTCTTTTTAGAAACAATATTGACTGAGACCGAATCGACACCATTTACCTCCTCAATGATCTTTATTAGGTCGCTCTTAGGAATACGATTTCTTCTTGTATTTTGGATAAAGAATGTGCCTAAATTATTTAGTATATCCCGCTTGATAATTTCAGCGTCGACGTCGTCGAACACTATAACTGATGTGTTAATTACGTAATTTGTAGGAATCGGGTCAATTATTTTTACATCAGTTGAGATGAGCTTTGAGCCGGACTTTTCAATAAACCTCAGTAATTCATTCTTTTGATAGTCGGTCATGATAAATCTGGCTAGAGGCGCATTGAAATAGTCTTGCCCAGTATTAAAGGTTTTACGAATGTCTGGTATTAAAAAAAGATTAAGGATACGATTGTCATCAGGATCAAGATAAACCGTAATAACCGAAAAAAGCTTTAATTTTCTTAATAGAATCTCATAGTGGTCTTCGTTTACTAGGGCAAAGCTTTTTGATGTTCGTGGAGCAATTAGTCTCGTTAAGGAAGAGTCTTCTGGATTTGATCCAAAGAATGGAGAATGAGTAGTGGTGATTACAACATAATCATTTAAGTTGATCTCTTCTCCAAGGAGGCTAAAGCCAGTATCAACAAATTCAAATTGAACCTTTGCCGCATCGTTTGTTCTGATATTTCCATTGGCGCCCTCAGTAACCAGGTATTCTACCGTTACGTCTGAGCCTTTTTGTGGAATTTTACCATAGTTATTATTACCGAAATAGAGATCGATTCCTGAGGTGATTCCTGTCTTCACAAGATAGGCATTTTCTCCTCTAGACATGTCAAGGATAGATTCATATTTTTTCCATTTTTCTCCATTTACATATACATTGACATAAAAATTATCAATATAATAGTTCTGTGGGCTGCCGATTGAAAAACTGTCAGTTGCTACACCATGCGCAGTTACCGTTTGGGTCTCGATAATTCCCTGTCGAATCGCTAATTTAAGACCATTGTCCTTGCCGCTAAAGGAAAATTTTACCTCATCTTGTGGAAGATCAAGTATGTATGTGAGCCCATTGTTTAGACAACGCAGCTTTGTTTGGTTAGCAATAATCACAAAATCGCTTGGAGCGTCAACGGCATCGCCATTGGTAGAGAGTTGAATCTCCCCAATAGAGGACACAGCTCGACTGGGATTGTGTCCGGACAAGGAGGCCAGCGAATAGACAGAAGTAAGTCGAGTTGCCTCATTAATGTTTAATTCGGTTATTGCATCCTCAATATAATAAAATACTAATTGTGTTAGGTTTTCGACCACTAGGATCAACTGGCCAAACGGCGAGGCTGCTGTAAAAACTACTTTGTTCTGATTGAATTTATTGCTCAGATAGTTAATCGTTTGCCCTAAAATATCCTCGACATAGATACTAAGTCGAGTTAAGACCTTATATTTTTCAGTTGCACTGGCCATCTAATTCTTTTTATTTAAGATTATTTATCCTAAGAAAGCATTTCTGCTCATTCCATATATAATACTACTACTGAACTGATTAGATCTTAGT